GGATGTTGTGGGTAAGGCTACTATTTTGGAAACACCACTGGGCATGATCGTTCGCGGTTTGCTTGATGGCGGTATCAACTTAGGAGTCTCGACTCGTGGTATGGGAAGCTTGGAACGAGGTAATAACGCAATGATCGTCAAGGACGATTTTCTACTCAATGCAGTAGATATTGTTCAGGATCCATCTGCACCTAGCGCTTTTGTTAATGGAGTTATGGAAGGTGTTGAATGGGTATGGAACAGCGGTATTATCGAAGCACAAGCTATTGAAAGAATGGAGACCGAAATTAAAAAAGCTCCTCGTGCTAATCTCTATGAGACACAGGTTCGTGAGTTTAAGAATTTCCTCTCGTTGCTCAAAACTAAATAAAAAAGGAGTCAATTATGACTGAAGATCAAACTACAGATCAAGAGATTGAACTCCATGATGACGAGAACGAAATCGTGGAAGCACAAACTCATGATCCTAAAAATGCTGAAGCTCAGTCTGTAGCATCTGTTGATAAAGCAGGTGAAGCTACAGGTTCTGCGCCAAAGCGTAAAGGTGATAACACAAAACAAGATCCAATGCCAAAAACTAAAGCTGGTATGATGTCAGCTGCAGTTGGTGCAATGCAAGGTATGCCAAAAGAAAAGCTTTCAGGTGTTCTGTCTACTCTCATGCAGAGTACAGATGCTGATACTTTCGATGGTGAAGCAATTGCTGAAGCACCTGAACTTGATTACAAGGCAGATTTCCAAGAAGACCTAAATGCGTTGGTCAACGAAGAAGCTACTTTGTCTGAAGAGTTTAAGGCAAAGGCCGAAACAATTTTTGAAGCTGCAATTAAGTCTAAGCTTGCCGAAGAAATTGATCGTCTCGAAGAGAAATACAACGAAGAACTAGCTGAAGAAGTTTCTACTACTAAAGCTGAGCTCGTTGAAAAAGTCGACAGCTATCTTAACTACGTAGTTGAGAATTGGATGGACGAAAATAAACTTGCTATCCAAAACGGCCTAAGAACAGAAATCGCAGAAAAGTTCATGAACAGCTTGAAAGATCTGTTTACTGAATCTTATATTGAGGTTCCTGAGTCTAAAGTGGACATTGTCGATGAACTTGCAGAAACTGTAGATGAGTTGGAAGGTCAACTCAATGCATCTATCGCAAGTAAAATCGAGATGCAAGAAGAGTTAGAATATCTAAGTCGCGAGCACATTATTCGTGAGCATTCAACTGGTCTTGCAGAAACACAAATTGAGAAACTAAAATCTTTGGTTGAAGATGCAGATTACGATGATTGGGATTCTTTCTCTACGAAAGTTTTGACAATCAAAGAATCATACTTCACAAAGAAGGTTTCTGAATCAGCTGACATTGTTGAAGAAGATGATGATGGTACAACACCAATTCATACTTCGCCTGCAATGGAACAGTACCTTAACGCAATCAAGAAAACTCAAAAATAATTAGGAGTCCAAAACAATGATGCCAAATACCGTATCATACGATAAGTTGATCGAAAAGTGGGCACCGGTACTGAACGAAGAGTCAGCTGGTACCATCCGAGACGCACATCGTAAAGCTGTTACAGCAGCAATTCTAGAAAACCAAGAAGCCGCTCTTCGTGAGCAAGGCCTAATGGAAGCCCCAACAAACGCAGCAGGCGCTGGTACAGTCGCCTCTGGTGGTGCTGCCGACAACTGGAACCCGATTCTAATCGCTCTTGTTCGTCGTGCAATGCCTAACCTGATGGCATACGACATCTGTGGTGTTCAGCCAATGTCAGGTCCAACTGGCTTGATCTTCGCAATGAAGTCACGCTATAAGACAACTAAAGCTGGTGCCGTTAATGGCGACGAAGCACTGTTTAATGAGGCACTCTCTAACTTCTCAGGTGACTCATCAACATCATCACACCCAGCTGGTGGTCCTTCAGGCCTTGACGGTATTACAGATGCTGGAGGAGATTCAAGCATCAATAACGACCGTGCAGATCCTGCATCACAGATTGATCCATACACAACAGCAGAAGCTGAATCACTCGGCGAAGCCGCTGGCGAAGCATTTGCTGAAATGGGTTTCACAATCGACAAAGCTACAGTGACTGCCAAGTCACGTGCACTCAAAGCAGAATACAGCTTGGAATTGGCACAAGACCTTAATGCAATTCATGGTCTTGACGCTGAAACTGAGTTGGCTAACATTCTGTCAACTGAGATCATGGCTGAAATCAACCGTGAAGTTGTTCGTACAATTAACTCACAAGCTAAGACTGGTGCAGGTACAACCAACACAGCAATCAATGGTATCTTCGACCTTCAGACAGACGCTGATGGCCGTTGGTCAGTTGAAAAGTTCAAAGGTTTGATCGTACAGATCGAGCGTGAAGCCAACACAATCGCGAAAGAAACACGTCGCGGTAAAGGTAACTTCATGATTTGTTCATCTGACGTAGCTTCAGCACTATCTGCTTCAGGTATGCTTGACTACGCTCCAGCAATGAACACAGCCTTGAATGTCGACGACACAGGAAACACTTTCGCTGGTGTACTTAACGGTCGCATGCGTGTCTACATTGACCCATATGCAGTCGCTGATTACGTCAACGTAGGTTATAAGGGTACTAACCCATACGACGCTGGTCTCTTCTATTGCCC